CTCCGCCTCCCTTTTGTGGAGCAACTGCTTCTCCAAGAGCGGCAATGAGATCGCGTTCGTCTTGGTTTTGAGCAAGTTCTACAGGGTCATCTGTGTAGTCAGGGCTCTCTTCATCTACTCTACCTTGCACGTCGTAAGAAACATTAGGGGCTACTTTGTAAGCACCGTCTGGATAGTTAAATTCAAAATTTGCGTTAGCTTTTTTATTTTCTTTTTTATTCGCATCAAGTCTGGCTTTTGGCTTAGCAAGGGCATCTTCACTATCTCGTAAGGTATCTTGAACATCTGCCCAGGTATCTAAGGTTGCTATCTCGTCGCCAGTATCGGTATTGGTTAATTTATATTTTTTATTTCCATTGATATCTTTGGAAACATAAACATCAAAAGCACCATCAGTAAATCTAACTGAATCCCCGATCCAGTTCTCATCTTTTTCCCAGCCATTAGGAGCGTCAGAATATACAATATCTTTTTCATCAATAACATCATCACTAGCAAGAGGAACTACTTCTTTAGGGCTATAGCCATCTGGTGTAGGAAGAACTGCTCTAACAAACTCTCCTTTTGATACAGGAACTTGAGCAATACGTCCGTCTGGAAGTTCAATTTGGATAGCGTCATCATTTGTACCTTGAGCAACTGTTCTTCCTGTGAACCCAAATACTTTGTTATCAAGACGTCTAATTAAGGCACGTAGACCGCCGCCCTCGAAAGCAAATTGTCCTTTACGGTCACGTCGTTGGCGCATAGCGCGTTCACTTCTTGCAGCAGAAGAGTTTCCGTCACCAAAAGCAGCAATAAGTGCTTCGCCAGGAATAGAACCCTGCGGAAGTCCAGAAAGCAAAGATGTGAAATATGTATGCTCAACGCTTCCGAACTTGGCTGAATATGCGGACGCTAAAATAGAACGCGCTCTCTCGTCTGTGATACGTGAATCGTCTGCATACCAACGCGAGTTGGCTTCTCTAAGACCGCTAGCAGTCATTGAATGTTCTCTTGTAGAGCGTGGGTGCGAGATTGGCAGAAGATCTGTATGGCTAAGTGTTAAAGAGTTAAGTTTATTTGTTTGAGCAAGACTGATGTAGTGATTTAATTCTTTAATTGCTAAATGCTCTCTTAGAGAAAACGGCATGTCATGGCTTTGTTGCAGAGAGCGAAGTACAACAGTGAATGCTGCTTTTTTAGTTACTCTTCTAGCCCGCTGAGCAGAAAAGTTTGCTTCTTCTACTATAGAAAGAGCTAAGTCTCTTATTTTGATTGCTTGTTGTATTGCTGTGGAACGTCGACCATCTTTAGATATTGCATAACTGATACGGCGAACTCTACTCATTGGCTTCGCCTCCTATCACTACTGGTAATAAGTCTCCATCTAAACTCGAGTGACCTAAAGATGCTAGTAGAGATGCTCTTACAAAAGGATCTTCTCCGTTACGAATTGCTCTAAGCCAACTTGCTCTAATAGCAGGCTCTGCTTCATACCCGTATCCAGAAAATTCAGTTAGCGCAAGGATGGCATCTTCTGGGTAGTCGTAATCTTTTTCATTTTTTAGTTCAACACTAAGTTCTTGCTCGTACACAAACTCTTCAACATCTTTCATAGATGTCTTTCCTTCAACTTTTACTGCGCCATCAGGAAGAACAGCAAAACGACACACCCCCATTGGTTCTACAGGTAGGGAAATAATCTGGCATTGATCCCCACCAGCATAAAGAACGCAGTTGGCGCAGTTGACGCCGATTTCCTGATCTTTATTTTCTGCGGCAGATGTATAACCAGCCCAAATGCCAGTTTCATCTTCATTAAACTTTCCATACTTGTTAGCAATCTCGATAAGTGCTGCTGCTAACTCTTGTTCTTCTGGAACAAGACCTGCTGCTGTAATTGAATTAGATTTTTTAGTAGAACGAGGGTGCCCAGAAGGTAAAAGGTCATTGTCTGTTGTGTAAGCAGAGTTAGAAGGCTTTCCAGATTTTAGTAAACGCAGAAATGCGTTCACGCGACCCATTGCCCATTGATTGCGATTCATTCCAGGGCGATGCGAAACACTAAATGCTCCTGCACCACGACGGTAAACCGCTTTAAGCATTCCTAGAGAGGCTTTACGTCCAGAAGATGCTTTTTCATTGTGCTTAGAAACTTTTTCTTTTAAAGAGTTTTCCACGCTAGTAGAAAAAACTATTTTACGAGAACCAGATGCAGAGCCTTTTTTATTTTTACTAGAGCCTTTTATTCTGTCTTTCTTAGGAGCAGGAGTTTTAGAATTGCTATTTTTTACGGACGCAAGGATAGGTGCAGGCACGGCAACGTATTTGCCAGAGCCTACTTCTTCTTTACTCCACTGCTTAGCCATTTTTGAACTATTCCCCTTGATTATATGAGTGAGTTGTTGCTTCTAACTGCCAGCGCCACTTAGTCTGCATATCAATTCTTCCTGCAATAAAATCTGCAATGCCTTGCTCATTAACTAAGGTAGCAATTGTAAATGCTGTATTTAAACCAGCCAACATAGAATTGTTAGCAATTAAAATATCTTTTGCAAGGTCTAGGCACATAAATCCAACTTCTGTATCTTCAATTGAAGATAGACGGGCAAACTCGAAAAGCCTAGAAGGGGCTACAGCGTTTAGTTTTCTCATATTCTCGGCTAAATCATCAACAGAACCATAGATATCTTCATATATCTCTTGAAAAAATTCATGAAACTGTGGAAAGTCTTTCCCCAGCACATTCCAGTGAGCGCCTTGAACTTTTAAAGAGAGAACAATTGAATCGCTCAAGCAAACTGCTAGAGCATTAACTAGCTCTGGACTTTTAACTTCTTGCATTATTGAACTCCTTGTTCTGGTGCTGCTGGCTGAGCTTGGCTAGGAGCAGCGCTAGCCTTTTTTAAAATTTCTTCTACAGCAGGAGGAAGTGGTGCAACAGAAGAAGATTGTTGCGCTTCTCTTACTGCATTCATCATCTCTGGTGCAATAGTATTAAGCATTGCTTCTGTAAGTTCTGGTGTGACACTTCCTTTTTCAGAAAGCATTCTTATAGCAAGTTCATTTGCAGTAGGAGCATCAGCATCAGAGAATCCATGAGCACGTCTCCACGTTTCGTAAGAAACAGCGCCTCTATCAAAACCAGAATCAGCATCAGCTGCTCGGTCGTTGCGTGTAGAAACTGCAGTAGGGTCAAACCAAACAACAATTCGGTCTACATCTGTAGGGCTGTATCCTTGAGCAATTAAAGAAGGTCGTAAGTAAACAACGGTAATAGCATCAGCAATAAGTAGCATCAATGGTTCGATGTGTGCCTTATACAAAGACTCATCAATTTGAAGCGCATTGGAATACTTCACATTTGCAAGACCAGTAACAACATCTTTAGGAACATCTAATCCTTGCAAAATGCGCTCTAATACTCGGTCGGCGCGTAGGGCTAGTGCAGGATCGAATGAGCGTTCAAACTTGAATTGCTTAATCTTGTCGCCAAGTTCTGCAGGTCCGCGAATAATAAGTGGAACAACTGCGCTAGCAGATTCTTCATCACGAATTGGAGTTGTCATTGCATCGATAAGTTGTTCTTCAAACTCATCTTCTGCTTCTTCAGCGGTGAAGCCAGGATTTAAATCACTATCATCATCATATGGATAATCAGGATCTCCTTGCGCTGCAACTGAAAGACCATCTGGTAAATAAAGTGCTCCTGCATTTAGGCGAGAACGTGCTGTTGCACGGAAAGTTCTATTAAGTAAAAGTAGTTCTGCGCAAAGATCTAGTAGACCGCGCAGCGAACTGTCAGCTTCGTCAGAGTAGCGCGGATGCGAGCGCCATATGCGACCAACAAAAGCACTCTTTGTAAGTTTGTTTGGGTTAGCCATTCCGCCACCAGTAGCTTGCTCTCTTCTACCAATTATGTTAAATCCCCCACGAACATCAGCCATAATCTCATCTACAGAACGTACGTCCCAAGACTCTGGAACCCCTGTGCCAATACGCTCTGGCATCTGTACTAAATAACATTCACCAGCAACTGAAAGATTAAGTGCGGCATCTCTTAGTAGCCCAGCCTGCCCGCCGTATGCAGAATCTAATCTTGCTAAAGAACGTTCTGCTGCTGCTGCTAATCTAGGATCTATTACATTAGAAGAACGAACCGAGGCAGGCGCCTCTGAAGCATTGTCTACTACCGCTGCATAGATACGAATTCGAGAAACAACGGATGCAACTAAATTGAAAGCGTACTTAACTTCACCAATTGCATCGTAATATTCCCATGCTTCGGATTGCCATGCGCTAGAACCTGCAGAGCGTCTAGTTTTAAATTGTTCAAACTCGCCTTTATCGTTTAACTTAATTTGAGTAGCGGCTGCTGTAAGGCTTCTAGGAGTTGAGTAAGAAGGAGATTGGATAGCAGATGAAGAGATAAAAATAGATGCTGGTCCAGAAATTTTTTGTGTGCTTTTTCGAACTACTTGAGTTGAGCGAGTAGTTGATTTAGATTTAGATTTGGATTTTTTCTTAGGTGTAGGTTTTTGATTTGCTTCTGGGCTATTGCTTGGCAAGGATGCAGCGCTATCAGATTCATCGCGTTTAAAAACGCTCATACTTTGCACTCCCTGTCTCTGTTACGGAACATCAGGACTTACTCTCCTCATGCGCAGTTAACAAGCCCGCTAACGCAGATAAAGCCAGAACTATCTCTACTCCGCGAGTTGCATCTGGGACAATGATACGTGATATTTGAATTAGTGATGCTGCCCAAATGCTGATACACCACGGGCAAGTCAGTAAGTAACCAAAACTTGATTTTTCTGGGGGAAACCTATTCCAGACTTTATTTCTTAAGGAAGAGAGAACTTCGTCTTTAACAATTAACCTAGTTAATCTGTAGACAGCAAGTCCAGCAATAGCCAGGTCTAGAAAGTTTTGCACTACTCCCCCTCTTTAACTGTAGGTTTATACGGGTTCCAAGAAACTAGCCTAGAGCCGCAAGCGCAGGTTCCTCTTTTAGAAAAAGATATGGCTTTACCTGTATCAGTAATTATTCTATGAACCCTATCTTCTTTTTTGTAGTAAACGTGGTTTTCCCTGAACACAAGGCGCGGTCCGTCAGGGGAGTCTATGGCTATAAGTACCTCGGAAGGGAAAACAACAACTCGACATCTATTAAGTTTTCTAATGCCCTTTCGAGGAGGCATATTGGGTAGGAAAGAATTGATATCGGTAACTAAATTGGCATTGACTAAGGAAACAATTGCAGGGAAAATATCAGCCAGCAGTTTTGCATGAGAAGTATTACGCATTTTTTATTCTTCTAGCCATTGCTCTATAAGTTACCCCTGCAGCTTTAGCTATTGCTATTGCAGGGACTCCTTGGTTATATAGATTCTTAGAAATCTCAGAAAGTTCCCTATTTGCTATGGCAAACTCGCTGTTGTACGCGGTTTTGGCTCTATAGCGTCTAGAAAGCTCTGAGAGGTCTTTTAAGCGAGGTTTTAACTCTAGGGGGACATCTAACGGGGATAAACGTGTTTTTACTGTAGAGAGCTTTACTGGAGGCTTAGGAGTTGGTATATCAAAATTCTGTTTTGAAGCCTTTTTGACCCAGAAGTGTATGGTCGACTTAGGGCGCGGGGGGGTTAGGGAGATAGCAATAGTCCCAAGAGACCATCCTGCTTCCCAGAGGGAGAGGACGCGGTTGGATGCTGACTGTTGATCAAGACTTGATAGAAAAAGGACCTCTCCTTTTGGGAGTCGGACGTTTTTCTTCATAGGTTTATTGTACAGCACTCTAAAATACCGTACAGGAGTTGTAGGAGGAAAAACATTGGACGATTTAAGGCTTTATATGAACATTACCGTATTTTGGTTTTGGCCTGTGAGAAGGCTCTGCATGGTTTCGGGCTTTTTCTAAATCGTTTCCGGAAGTTTTTTCTTTAATTTTAATTTTTATTTATTTTTTACTTTTTGCCAAGCACTAGGCTAATAAATAATTATTTTATTTATTTTTACAATCTGCCACCTATACAACTATAAAAATTATTCTTATCTAGACTTGAGCCACCTCGACTCAACTCTCTACTGACCTACTGACCTACTGACTAGTAACTTATAGCCAACTATGCGACACACTCATAGATGTAAAACACTATAGACTTGACAATCCTAGTCTAGTAGTTTAGTATTATCTAATAAGCACAGGGGGTGCTTAAAAAGGGGAAGAAATATGAGCGAAAGAGAACACATATTGCGAAGGTTGGAAATAGAGATACAATTAACAAGACCTGCTAAAGACGAATACGACAGGTTTGGAAATCTTTCTAGGCAAGAAAAGATACTTGACAGAATTAAGTATCACACAAACCATCTGATGACGGAGTACGACAAGGGTAGAAGCAGGTATCACACAATAAAACTAGAAGTCTTAAAAGAGATGCTAGAAGAAGGTCACGGTAAATGTCGGGCAACAGAATTAAAGCCTCGTAAAACTGGTGGCGTATTTACTAGAGGCTGACTCTTACCTAACTAACCGCAAGAACTAGCCCCCCTCAAGGGGGCTTTTTTACTTTACAGGCTACCCGCATATACTTGACATTAAAAATTATGTGTTATACACTTAGTCCGTAAGCCTAGCCATAAGAGCAAGGCAACTAACAAAGGGAGATAAAATGTTAGCAATACAGATAACTACTGAAGGCGAATTAAAAGAGATTCAATTAAATGAAGGCACTAGCCAACTCGACATATTACAAACCGCAGTAGGTGGGCTTATTGAAGCCGTGGACTTAAGCAACAAACTTACTATGTGGCTTAATGAAGAAGGCAAACTTAATCACTTACCACTTAACCGCATAGGTACAAAAATGTGGGAAGGTGTCTATGGTCAGACAGATGTGATTCTTGGAGATGTAATCTTTACAGGCGGTACAGGGTCAGAAGGCGAAACCCTAGGGCTTGACGAAGAAACCGCAAACCTTATCCGCAAACAACTAGCGCAGTAAAAGTTTTATTCGTACCCCTTATACGAATATAAAAAGAAACCCCCTGAGATAATCAGGGGGTTTTTATTTTAAGTTATGGCTTGGGTTTTTTCTTATCAACTAGATTAAACGCCGCATCGATTTCATCAGCAGTCAATTTGCCATCTCCAAGGTAGGCGCGAGATAGTGATTCCACTACCGTAGCAACTCCCAAGCCCCCAGCGAGCGCAACTGACTTCCAAACCTCAATACCAAACAACGAACCCGCACCAACTACAGACAACCCAGACGCAGCGAACACGGCAATAACTCTGCCAACTATCATCTTGATTCTTTCCATAGTTCTGTTCTTCTTCTTCTCCACCGCTACCATTGTATGTTCGCCCTTCCATGATCGAACAGGGCGCTAGCAAAAAGTAAAAAAGCGCCTAGTGACCAAGTTTATTTGATCCGCTAGACGCTGATTTATTGTTTTATTAGTTAATTACTTCTACCGCAGTACCAGAGAATAAAGTTTTAATCATGGTCTCGTCAGTAAAGTCACAGCCTATAACCTCGCAACCAGCGTAATCCGCTAGTGCTTTAGCAGTATTGACTCCAAAAGTACCAATATTATCTTCGCCGGCTTGAACAAACCCAAGCCCAATCAATCTATTTTGTACTAGCGCAACTGTTTTAGATTTCTTTTCTTTCGAGGCTAGGCTCAACTTAGATAGGACTACGGTATCTCGTTCAGTAGAAAACACTTCAGGTGCTGGAGTATGAACAACTTCTTCAACTACAACCACCGCAGGCTCAATCTCAATCTCAACTTCTACTTCAGGCTCTGGAGTGTAGACAACTTCTTCAACTACAGGCTCTGGCTCTTCAACAACTACCTCTAACTCTACTTCAGGGGCAGGGGCAATCTGTTCTTCTACAACTTCAAAATTTTCTTCGCTCATGAAACCGCTCCTTCAGGGAATTTGTCTAACCAGAATTTTACCTTGTTATTGTCTTTGCTATATTGGCTATCTCCTACATGCCATGATGACCAATTCTCTCCTTTGTTGCTCATGAGGAAAGCAATCTCGGCATTGACCACAGGGTCAAACAGGTCGGTGTTAGTGTTTAGGTCGTACTTAGCGCGACGGTCAACTCCTAGCCCACCAATCATGTTAATTTGGAATATGCCATACGAAGAATCTCCTGTACGAGTATTTCCGTTGAAGGCTAGTGGACGACCACTAGATTCCTTCTTAACGACAGCCCAAGCCACTTTAAGTGCCTTGCCTTCAAAACCTATAGCAGAAAGCAACTGAGCAAGTTCTTCATCGGTAAAGGGAGTCTTCTGTTCTGAGAACTGTTTAAGTCGGAGTTCTCTGATTTTTACTTTATGTGCTTCTATTTCTTTGTCAATAGCGTTTTGTATTTCTTGTTTAGTTTGTGATTTTTCTACCGTGCTTGTTTGGTTTGCGCTTGAGCCTTGGACATATGTTGAGAAAGCGGAGATAAGCAGAACTGAGATAGCCACACTTATTGCTTTTTCGACAACTGTGCTACGAGGTTTTAGCATTTGTATTTCCTTTGTTAGGGGACAAGGACAAGGCGGTTAAATTAACCCACCTAAGCCACCCGCTCGGGGGAAGCAGTACTGCTTTTACCTTTCTAGAGAGTCTGTAAGTCTTGAGTCTTTGGGTACTTCATGGCTATACCGTACCACAGGGGGTAGGGCAATCCATTGGATTTCAATAGCAACTAGGGCAAATTGTCCCATTTGTATACTCTTGTTCCGCTATTTTCATGCTCTTACCGCACTTCCAGCAAGAAATGTAAATGATTTGTTTCTTGACCCTTTTCATCTTGAAACCCCTCTCTTTGACATAAGTAAATTATAACAACTTAACTAGCCTAAGTCAAGTAAAAAAGACATAGACACGCTTGGACTATAAACAACTTACCCAGGAAGTAGCCGCAGGATCAGCTCCAGTTAAAGCTGCCCTAGCAAAAAGCAAAAAACCCCCCGCCTTTCTAGGGCGAGGGGTATTTTTATGCCTGAAACTTATTACTTCTCTCGACCGGCTAGCGTGGCTGAAGCAATAGACGCTAGTCCAAAACTTACAACCCACTTAATATCTCCCAGCCAAGAAGCCAGAAACGAAGCGAGCGCGAAAGTCACCGTGGCAACCGCAGTCCAAACTATGTTTAAGTTATTCATTACTCCAACTTTCTTCAGTCAAGCATGATTTTTACTTTTTGCTACGCTCTTGCCAACTATTTTTTAGCCTTGTTCCTTTTTACAAACCTATAGATACCGTAACCAACTAGGCACGCTATGAAAGCAGGGGTATAGACAGATATATTAAATACATTAGAAGAAACCTCTAGCCACTCGAATTGGCAACCAAAACTACAGTTCGCTTCGCTAACAACTTGTTCCATAATCAGTTCTCCTTATTTTTTTGATAGAGATAGTTTATCCCAGAGTTCTTGGTTCTCTCTGTATAACTTACCGTACTGAATCATACCTGTAACCATGACAAAACATGCGCCAGCGAGCGCAATAACTATTCCTACTACAGTTCCCGTGTCAAGTATCATATTATTTTTCACTTCCTACTAGTTGTGGGGCTATATCTATTTCCTCTAGGTGAAAGATATACCCTTGTCTGTCTTTTCTCCTCTTGGCGCAATAAATGAAAACCCTGCTATCGTCTTCACAAATCTTAAAGTAGAAATTATTACTTTCTTTTCCTTTTCCTTTCCAAGACTCAAGAACTGTCCAGTTAGGAAATTCGTTCAATTTTTTAGTTAGTTGTTCAAGGTGATTATGCGTATCAGACATTTTTTACTTTTACTTACTCAGTTTAAGTCGAATCATGTATATGTGAGCCCGCATGAGTTCAATAAGTGATGGCGGATTAGCCTCATACTCATCTTGAATCTGCTTACCAAGTTCGGCAGGGCTCATCTTGGAAGGTTCTATCAACCCCTTATCAAAGGCGTTCAATAGAATACGATTTATCTTTTCTTCATTAGTCTTCATTTATTTCCCCTTTCGATTATGGATAAATCAGGTCTAGGCAGAATTGGTTCATCTGCTCTGTTGGAACTTTACACTCGGCGGGTGTTGTTGCGTTATTAGCCAAAACAATAAGACCAATCAACACAAGTGCTACTACCACTCTGCGTCTAATATACTTTGCTCTCATTTCCTTGCCCCTTTTCTATTGGTAATCTACCAACAACCTAAGAATACAACCTATAACATTAAAAGTCAAGTACCTGATACGGCGTGTCTTTTCAATCGCGCCAAGCGTCTAAGTTCTGTTCAAGCAACCACTTCTCAAAGCGACCATTGAATAGTACCCAATCACTTCTAGTCTTACGAAGCAACTGTATCGCTTCTTCTGCCGTGTACCCGTCACGCATGAGGATAAGGGCAGTAATAAGTCCTGACCTATTCAACCCCGCTTGGCAACGAATAAGCACTCGCTTACCATTTTTCCAATCGTAATGAGCACTTTCAACAATCGGCATTAACTCTTTAGGGTCGAAATTACCTTCTACCGTAGAGTCATAGAAGCAGAATCTAATCTCCTTCACAAACCAATCTACAGGGTTAGCAAAAGCATAGGCAGTAACTACCGTATCAAAATCTTTCTTAGTAATCATTGGCTTCTCGAATTGGTTGTGGATATCTTCATCATCAGTTCCGCCTTGATAAAGATTAGGCAGTACTTCTGACCATAACTCTGTAGGATATGGAATATCGAATCTCGGTGCTCTTACATCTGAGTCTGTAGGGTTCAAACCTTCAACCCAGTTAAGACTTTCTTGTTCTTGTGTGGAAGTCATTTGCTCCCCCTTTCTATTGGTAGTCTATCAAACCTTCCTAACATTTGTCAAGTCAAGAAACAACTAGCAGCAAGCTATATTTTTTACTTTTTGCTGTGTCACTTAACTTCAATAAAGTCAAGTATCTAACTTAATTAAATATGCTCCACGCTCTCATGTCGCCCGTACTATCAACAATATGTCGTTGAACATCTGACCAAGCAGACTCTCCATAGAAATACTTTCTAGGTTTCTTCCATATATCAACACGGTAGTAGTCAGAATAGTTCGACGCTTCATCTACGAAGACTTCTTCTGACTTCCATATAGTTACCCAGCCGGTTACATCTTTTACTTTAGGTTTCATCATTCCCCCTCGCAATCGTGTCCGTAAGCGTATTCCTCACGGCTCATAGTTTGTGAACACTCAACGCACTTTATAGTTAGCAAGTTCGACATTATTCTTCCTCGTCTTCTTCGACTTCATCTTCACCCTGTCCTATTAGGCTTTCGAAGCCGGCGTTTGGGTTTTCGTGATTAGTGCTGACCGCCTGAATAAATCTAAGCCCGCAAGAACTGGCATACCAGTCCTTTAAGGTGATTAGCATTTCTTCAGGTGTTTGTTCTCTATCTGTGATTAGCGGGTCATACTCGTAGCCACGCATTGTTTCTACCTGCTCGTCGTCCATTAGCAAGTAAATCTTGTGGCAAGTGTCCCAAGCGATAGCCTTAGCCTCGCTAACTCTTTCTTCAACTTTCCAAAAATCAACCATTATCTTTCCCCTTTTCTTTGTTAAGTTCGGTAGAGAGTCGTATTGTTTCCGACCCCCTAGGTTTCAGGTCGTTCAGGTGACCAGCGACTTCCTCTACCGAATAAAGATATAATAACACTTACATCTAGGTAAGTCAAGTACATCACCGAAGTCTGTACTGAATTAAAAAATTTGCGTAAGTTGTTTATAGTTTTCCTGGAGTCGATCACCAGCAGTTAGCAAAAAGTAAAAAACCAGCTGGGATGCGGCTTAATCTAGATAAGTTGTTGTGTTGTTTAACTACCGTAGTGCTGAACGGAGATATAAATAGTTCCACCGGTGTTTGGGTCTAACCTAGAAGCAATAGTCAATGCTTGTCTAATAGTAGATTTAGCCGTAGCAAGAGTTCTTTTCTTAGTTTCTAGACTAGCAAGTATCGCTCCAAGCGCATACCCACTACCGGTTCCTACCGCGTATACGCCTGACTCATCATGCGCCCAAGAGAAGTCATTTCCTATCTCGTACACGGTTCCGTTAATAAGAACAATAACTAGAGAACTTTGCTCTCCATCTTTACCGTACGAGTTGTCCTCAAAACATTTCTTCATCTCTGGGATAAAGGAAGCAGACATAAACTTATTTAGTTTAGCCCCGTAAGTACTAGGACTTATGACAGGTGGCTTAAAGACATGAGTAAGAAGATTTATAGCCCGCATATCCCCAGCAGTTCCTAGAAGATAGTTTCCATTTTTTGCTAACTTGCCATTATCTTTTGGAAGTGTATAGATTTTATCGTTATTCTCCACAACGCGAGCGTCATAGCCAATAACTGCCCAGTTCTCACCCTGTATGCTGGCTATCGTTGTCATCTTGCGTTGCCCCTCCTTCCGTTTTTACTTTTTGCTAACTAGAGAACCCATCCCACATATCTTCACGCAATCTTTCATACTTTTCCCCGCTATGTCCGTTATATCTTGAAGAAATATCTTCATCTCTAATCAAAGAATCTAGAGAGAACACCGCAACATAATCTACCTCGTCGAACATTATTACGAGTTTCGTGTCGCCATCTTTTGGGTCATCAACAATGGCAGCGATAAACGGTGCGCTTGAGCCATTTGAGTGGTAATCCTTCTGTACGATTTCCATACATAAAAGATAACCTAGTTCTGAAAGGGTGATTTATACACCAATTCCCCACTCGAAGGTGGGGAATTGGCGGAGCAGTAAGGGGGTCTGCTCTACGCCATATCGGGAAAGACGAATCTCTCACCTCAGGCAGTAATACTTTACAGCACTTTTTTACTTTTTATTTATACGATTTTGTCCACTAGGGAAATAGGAACGATTACTTCGGCAGAGAACACTTCCCCCGAAGAAGTTTTTCTACTGAACCTACCTTTAGGGTTATCAAAAGTTATAGCAATCTTGCTTCTACGAATCCCAGTTACTGTTCCAGTTTCTCCGCGAAGATAGATAGTTCCGCACTTCTCATTTATGACAACCTTGTTTCCAACAGAGAAGTCTTCTAACTTAACATTGCCTCTTGTCAAAGCAATTCTTTCTTCTATAATTTTTTTAAGTTGAGTGAGTTGGTCATCTAGGTATCCAATGCTCACCGAATCCGAGATTTCCATAAATAAGTCAATAGGACTTTTAGTTATCATCTTCTATCTCTTCTCCTTGCTCATCAGTTACACCAATTTCATTTGACACCGCTTCCACATCAAAGTTATATAGTTCTACAAACAACACGGAAGCAAGTCTTACCGCAAAGTCATAATCATTTTCGCCATCATTACGAAGCGACTCGTCTAAGATAATAGTTGTCATTAGAGTAAAATAATCTCCTACGAAGATAACTGTCCGCGTAACTTCTATCTCGTCCATACATTATCCCCCTTCTTCTAAGTGTTCCCTAATTGTCTCTTCGCTGATTCCCATAGCGAGCGCAAGTTTTCTCCAAAGTAATCCTGCTTCCATAGAAGTATCTAACATGAAGAATAGTTTGTCCATAGAAGTATCTTTCTTATTCTTCCAATTTTCAATATCGCTAGTTACCATTGTCATAAATAGAGAAAGCGACATATTAAGTATTGCTCCCTCTTCTTGAGTTAGAGCAATTTGTACAACTTCGTTTTCCATTTGATTCCCCTTTTCTTTTTCCCTTAGTCATATTATCCCACATGACCGCAAGAAAGTCAAGTACCTTTCGCGTTAGCATTAGTGGCTAGTACTCGTACTTCATCAAGTTGTTTATAGTTTCTGATAGCACCCTTAGATTTTTATTAAGATTTTTACTTTTTGCTAACACCAATAAAAAACAAACCCCGCATTTCTGCGGGGCTTGTCTTAATAGATTTAGATTAGGTTCGAGGCGTGGTTTTTAATACCTAGTATCACCTTAGGGTGAAGTTCGCTACGCATTTTCCCGAACATCTCTGCTGACATGCCAGCCTGATAAACCCTAGTTAGAAGTCCTGCCAAGGAATAATCTGGCTCTAAGTCTTGCGCTTCACTTAGGGCAAGGAAGGCTCTATCTGTTTCTCCGCGCTCGTAAAGAAAAGCGGAGTAGCATGTATAAATAGCGGTGCGTTCTGTTGCTTCGATATTAGGTAGCATTTTTTCTGCCAACCGCACCATAAAGTCTAAGCCAAAGTCGCTAGGCATGCCCAGAAAATAATCTCTAAGTTCTATATCTTTAGAGATTGCTCTACTTGCGATTTCTAATGACTCTACATCTAACTCATTTGTTTCCATGAAGTTAGTTGCTAAAAAATTTATTGCCTGACTTGCTTGCTTAATCGTAATCGTTTTGGTACTCATTTTAATCCCCTACTCTTGTTGGGTTGTCTTACCAACACCTTAATTTTACACTTTTATATAGAAAAGTCAAGTAAGCAAGAGAAAAAGTTTTTGACCCCGCAAACTATAAACAATTTCAGAATCTGACTAGCACCGGCGTCCCTAGCAAAAAGTAAAAAAGTTTTAGGCAAGAAAAAACCCCCACCTTCCGGTGGGGGCTTTTCGGGGAGTATTACCTTACTGTCTTTAGGACTTTGTAAGGATTAGGCTCTGTGTAAGCCTCAATGATAGGCAGAAGTTCAGGCTTGTCAGCCAATAGCGCGTTCTTGTTAAACTTTTCAGCATTTACGGTGCTGACAGTTACAACAGGGATACCGCCGATAGTGCCTTGTTCAGCACTTCCGACCCACTTGTTTGATACTTTGGTGTATCCAAGTAGGGCGTAGATTTCAGATTGTAAAGAATCGTAATTGGCTTCAAGAGCCTTACGAGCAGATTTATTAGCGTCTAACTTTGCCAATAAGTCTTTAGCGTTAGTGGTGTCAAGTGCGACGATTGCCGTACTTGATGAGATAGTGGTTTCAACCACTTTCTCGACTATGACAGTTTTAGTCATTAGTCTTGTCCTTTCGTCTTTCGTCTTGTATTGGCTGGTTGCCTCTACTGAAAAAATTATCCCATTTTATTGATAAGAAGTCAAGTCTATTTAAGAAATACTTTTCCACATAGACTGGCGACTCGGGTATTGCCAACTATAAACAACTTAGGTATCTCGGGGGCGATATGAAGACACAATTTTTACTTTTTGCTAATTCAAAAAAAAAATAAAACCCCCAACTTTTAGGGGTTCTATCTAATTTTTTATTATCTCAGGGCTACGCGAGAGAAAGACT